AACTCCATTTGAGAAGAAACAATACCTTCGTTCAAAGCAAGGTTGCCTATAACAGCCTTGTCTGCCGCACGAGCAGTCTTGGATTTAGATTTTTCATCTGTCCAAGTTGCAAGAAGACGATCCATCTCACCCTCTTTAAGAGGTTCACCCGTCATAGGATCTAACACAGTGTACTGATTAGCAAAAGTAGCATCTAACTGCTTCTGAGCCTCGCCTTGAATTATATCAATTTGTTCAATACCAGAATCTCTAGCAGCATTAGTAGCATTAGTAATTTCATCTAATCTGCGTTGGATAACATCCAACGCTTCAGTTTGACTGTCAACAAAATTGCCAACAGCAGTCAACGGTGGTTTAGTTTCTGTAGGCCCACCAAAATCTTTTTCTCCGCCGTTACCTCCTACTTGATCAGGAACACACACACCATTCTCGGCGTGTTGCCCGACTGGGCAATCAATTGTGCCATCATCTTCTGCAACTATTGTAGGAGGAGTGTATTGTTGTTGGAATTCAGGTGAATCCATCCAAGGTAACGTTGGAGATTGCCCTGCTTGTATAGCACCTAAAGCAGCATTAACCACATCACTTCTAGGACGATTCGTTAAAGGATCGATTTCTGCCATCACTTCAGGTTGAGCCGCTAGATGATTAAACCAATCTTCCGTACCAACAACATTCAAAAAATCATCCAACTGTTGTTGAGTGCCACCACCCTCTAAAAAATCTGTAGCAGCCTGTTCCCTCATCGCTATACGAGGATCAGCAACCATCTCACCAGCATCAAACGCCGCTTGAGTCATCTCAGCAGGAACCGTAGTAGTAGTTTTCGGTACAGTATTAAACACATTAACAGGATCTGTTAGATCACCAACAAACCTGTCTTGATCAATCATCTGATCCATCCACTGATCATTAGTCAAAGCAGCAGGAGGAGGAACAGGAGGAGGAGTATCTAACAGTGCCTGAGCCTGACTACCTATCTGACCTAAATTTCCCCAATCGTGACCAGCCATAGCCGCTAACGCTTCTTCTAAATCTAAAACATCCTGTTCAGGATCATTATCAATAAAATTTGTGTTGGGATCATACGTATCCCAAACAGAAGAATTAAGATTACCAAAATTGACCATCAGTAACTAGCCTCCCTAATCTGACTAGCACGCTCCGCACGATCCGCAGCCGCATCAAAATCACGACCATACGCACTACCAAAATATTCGTTATACGCACCAACATTCTCAGCCGTCAAATTAAACAACGCATCCTGCAAATTAAACAACGCATCCTGCAACGCCATATCAGTATCACCCAACGCCGTATACAAATTCTCAAAATAATTAATCAAACCACGATTACGCAAACCAGAATCCTGCAAACCCCTCCGAGCATAACCAGTGTTCAACTTATGTAAAGCATCAGGAACACCCCTGTTAATATCATACCTCTGACGATCAGCCGCACCCGTAGCCCTCTTCTTCTGATACGATGTACCAGCCAAAGCAGTAGCCAAACGAGTAGCAGGAGAAGTCCCCAACGGGTCCCTCACATTATAATCAGCCAAAGGGTTGTACGCCATTATCGTCCTTGTTTAATACCCGGATAACGCCGCCTAACAGCGGCACGAACACGTGCTTTCTGACTAGGAGAACCATGTTGGGCTACACGAGCCAACGCATTCCTAGCATGAGACCGATCATTGATCGGATACTTACGTTGCGCAGGTTGAGCAAAAGCACTATTTGGAAGTTTTCTTCTTTGAGGACCAGTGAGTTTAGCCATTAATTAAACACCTGACCCGCAATGACAAGAGTGGCAGTGTCCACAACAACATTGAGAGTGACAGCCCCCGAAGACCCACCGCCGCTCATGGCAGTACCAGCACTGACATCCGAAATGTCGCCCGTCTGCCCTTGTGTAAGACGCTGGTTTATACGTTGTACGCTCATTGCAACACTCCTTATCCAAAGTAGGTGATCTGGATATCAGAATCTGAAGACCCAGCCCTGATGAACTTCACATCATCTATATCATTCTCATACAAATCCATAACACTATATGGATTCAAATAATGCCCCACAGACGCAGTAGGAGTTCCCCACCTGACTCTGATCGGTTCAGCACCATTAGTTACCATCGCTGCAACAGCACCAGTAGCCCGTGTGCAAGCAACAGCAACACTAGAAACTGTTAACTGTTGATCACCTATAGACTCCCCATACTGAGAAGCGTTATATCTTATTCCTGACATTTAATCTCTCTTCCCAAAAATGTTTAAACGATTCGCATCTATTAAACTGTCCATTTCTTGTATCTTCTGTTGTATCTTTCTTAATTCAAACTCAAGCGATCTGGCGTTATCGCCCACCATTTTTCGTGTTGGTCGATAAGTTAAAGTCATTACTCTGCTGCTTCCTCCGCTGCCTTCGCTGCCGCTGTAGGAGGATCATCAGGCCAAACAACTTCGGACACCTTGCTGTGTTTGCTAGGTAGGTCACGTAGTTCTTGCCTGTATGTGTGCGCCCAAACTAGCATCTGCTATTTGAGTCCAATCGCTTGCCTTTAACAAACTATCTCTTTGTATTCTTACGTGGTGAAAATCCAGATCAAATGCTTCTCGATCAGCCAAAATTGTGGCTATCTCATCATCTGTGAGTTCCATCCTTTCACCATTAACATATTTATATTTCGGATCTGACATTATTACTCCTTATGCGTAACCGTTTATTCCATATAGTGTTGCAGTACTGTACTGTTTGAAATCGTCTCCAGTAGTAGTAAGAGTCACTTGGTTTATAGCCGCAGTTTGCGCCCACATACCAGCAATCACGTACATATACCAATGACCTGTAGTATTAGAATCACTAGGAGAACCATTATTAACTATGCACGTTTTGAACGTGTCAGTATTCGCATAATTCGGAATCCAAAACTCGGTAGCACCCCAATAATTTTGAGCGCCTACTTGATCAGCAGGCATCCTCGGATAAGCCATAAAAGTTGGTTGAGCGCCTGTGGTTTGTTGTTCATCATCAACTGAACTTCCACTAATTGAAGCATAAATATTTGTGTAACTGAAATTTGTAGTCACACCATTCAACTGGCATTTCCAAGATTGCTGCTCTGCACTAGCATCACTTCTTATAGACAAAAGCCCATACAAATGATCGTAAGAAGCAGGAATACTGGTCCAATCGATCAATGTCGCATTTGCTGAACTTAACTCTGTGTGATTTATTACATTCCAAACTGCCATTATGAACTCTTTATCCCATACAATGTTGCTGTTGTGCCTCTCATCAAATCATAAGTAGAAACATAAAGTCTGATTACGTCAAGAGTTGCTGTATTCTCCCACACTCCACAACCATTCCAAACAATCCCATACGAAGCATCTGATGTTTGTGTCTGATTTTTCGTTAAAACAGTTTGGAACTTATTAGTGTTTGTGTAATCAAGAAAATCTACAATAAGCGTTCCGTATAAAGGCATTTGTGAATTAGAAGTGTATCCGGGAGTTTTACCACACCATATTCCGCTAACTGAACTACTATCAGCGTAAGCGTTTTCGCTGGCTGTCTGCATGTACATCGCTTGCACTCTGTAATTATTGCCTGTGTCTACAGTTCCGCTAGTTCCCATTCTAAGATTTTGACCATCAATATGACCGTAAGGATCATCTCTTTTAATGCTTGCTGTTAAACGAAGATGCTCATAGGTTGCAGGAATGGAAGTAATATCCAAAGTAGCGGCATCTGCTTCCAAATAAGTTGTGCTTATCGCTTCAAAAACTGCCATTATGAAACCATCCTTGGGAGGCAACCGAATAAATCAAAACGTGAATACTCTGAAATGCTAGCCCCTGAAGATGCCCGACATTTTATTGATGTAATAGGTGTCTGCCTTTGAGCCGTTACACCTGCCATACCTATATGTCCTCCTGCGGCACCTGTGTCCATAGATGCTTGTGACCATGCGCCTTTGAACTTTCCAGAATTTATGTCATTAAAAAACATGGTAGCACTAGCGAAAACTCCGCTAGTGTCAGAAGTTCCGGGTGCTTCAAGAGCAAGTATAGGGTAACCAGCCCAAGTGACACCATTGATAGTGCTGCCATCAGTATCAAATCGACTAGACCAATACTCTGCTGTCAGTCCAGAACCTGTGTAAGTAACTGCATTTGGTTCGCAGATTACTGTTGAACTGCCACTATTGCCTGTGTGTAAATGGGCGACAATCATTAAATCCATGTATTGCGACCAGTCGTTAGCACCTGTGGTACTTGTCCATGTTATGTCACTTGTACCTCCAGAACCTATTATGGAAGTTTGAATGGCAACCCACGCTTCTGTATCGGTGAGAACGCCATTAACTATGTAATCAGGAACTGCTGTATTAACGCTAGTTGTCATTACGCCACCGCATATCTGAGTACAACAATACCAGAAGCACCATCAGCGCCTACTGTGGCTAAACCGCCACCACCGCTACCTGAACCAGTGTTAGGAACACCACTTAGAGCATAATTTCCAACACTACCTGAATAAGACATTCCTTTACCACCAATTATTTGTGAAGTGCCAGTTACAACTCCTGTACCGCCAGTACCAGAATATGCGGCTCCACCGCCACCTGCGGCGTAACCAACAGCAGTAGCAGTTATGCCTATACCATTAGCGACACCCTATACCATTAGCGACACCTGCACCACCAGCACCGCCTGTTGTGCCAGATGCTGTACTACCAGCGGCATAAGATCCACCGCCACCACCGCCAAGAGCGTTAGTTGATCCTGCGGCGCCATTACCACCAGCGTAACCTCCAGCGCCACCTGTTCCAGCGGTTTGACCAGTATACATACCGCCACCACCACCACCAGATTGGTCGCTCGAACCTGTAGTACCAGCACCACCGTTAGCGTTAGCGCCTGATGATGAAGAACCACCACCAGCACCGCCGCCATCACTGGTAATACCTAATGCCACCGAATCACTACCAGCATTTCCTAAACCATCAGTAGATGTGTAAACCGCTTTCGCTGCGCCTGCTCCGACAGTAATAGTGTAAGGAGAGGAAGCAGTATCAACAGCGACTGTGCCTGTTTCAATGGCACCTGCACCACCGCCACCGCCAGTAGCACTTGATGTTGGAGCGCCGCCAGAACCACCGCCACCAACAATGTAATAAGTAACGTCAGCGGAACCAGCCGCAACAGTAAACGTGCCAGTACCCCTGAAAGTATGAACACGATACGTTGTACCAGAATCCTCATATTGAGTGATAACCCCACCGAAAGCAGTAAAACCAGCCGCTCCGCTAAGAGCGCCATTCAACCACGCAGAAACAGCCGTAGACGGATTAGCCTTAGCCAAATCCTTACGACCCTTCCACGTAGAAACCGCAGTACTAGGGTTAGTCCTATCTTGTCGAAACACTATAAGACCTCTTAAGCAGTTATTCTATTAACGTAACCAAATACTGTACCGACACTTGCTGCTGCACACGCACCTTGGACTATTA